TGGCTGGCCCTATTGGGCTCTCCAACCGTGCCATGCCCCTGGCCATCATGCGCATCCCCGTCTCACCAAGCGTGTCCCGCTCACTCACCGGCCGAATTGGCCCGGCAATCCGCCGTAGCGCAACGTAAAAACTCTCCCACACCGGGCACCCACCGGTGAGGCTCAACCCACAGTCCGCGATGGATCGCATGTGTCGCCTAAGCTCCACTGCGCTCGACATAGCACGGGCTATGTGGCAATCCTTGGAGATGGCTACCCGAGGGTCGCGCACCATCACATAGGTGTCGCCAAGCAGGACAGGCTGCGTCTGGCAAAACGCAATGCGCTCGAACACGTCTGTTGTGCCCTCAATGACGATGGTGAAACCGAGGCGACGGAAGTACTCCTCAGCGCCCTGTGAAAAGCGCAAAAAGTCCGACCGCTCCATCAAGGTGACAACATCATCGCCATTGTTGTAAATGCGCACCTGCCCTGTGGTGGCCTGATTTGCCCAGCTCCACATCATGGCTGTCATCACCAGGCAATTCCCGAGCGAAGTGTTCATGTCTCCGGACATCCTGCCGCCACGACTCTTGTAGCGGATGGTGCCGTCGTCACAATGCACAAACCCGGTGCAGTGGAGCTGCCAGCCAAGCAATTTGGCGAGCTCATCACCGCTTCCTGGATAGCAGGCCTTGTACACACTGTGCTCAAAGCGTAGTGCGGGCTCCCTGAAATGTTGGTCGAACCGGGACGCATCCGTGAACACTGCCACGGGGTCAACCATGCTCTCCCAACCATCCCGCAACGCGGTGGCCGTAGCCTCCGCGTTTAGCCCCTTGGCAACCACTGCCTTGACACGATGCGCCCTGGTCGCCCGCTTGATGGCCTTGTAAATGGGCTTCTCAAGGTGTCGTAACCACCTGCCAACGGCCGCGTTGTATCTTGGTGTCCGAGGTTGGATGATGCGCGGGCACTTGTCATGCCCCTTCTCAGATTTGACAAACGCGGCCACATAGCTATCCTTGACGGCAACATCGGTGTGCTCTAGGCTCTCAACAGCCTCCTTGTACCGCTTGTAGCGGCGATCCCCCGAATAACCCTCGAGGAATTCCTCAAGGGTCTTGGGGGCGGCGCGTGGCAGCACAGGGAGGAGCAGCCGTTTGAACTCAGCCATGTTGTCCAACCAAACGGAATTGCTAGTGCTGGGCGGCGGAACGAGCTGACCGTCCACCTCTCGGTAGAAAACCCGCTCCACGAGTGCACGCCTAGCGTTGGCAATGCTGTTGTTGTGCAAAAGGTATGCACCCCCACAGCCGGGGTGAGGCAAGCGCACCATAGTGCGCGGCCTGCATGGGTTCCCAGACAACTCCACCAGCAACTCTGGCACGTCACCCCTCACCACGGTGGTGTCGTGCCCTGGGTAGCTGACTGGGCCCCGTCAATAGCTCTCATCGAGCATCCCCCTACTCCGCTGCATCCAGAAAGCCCACCAAGGCCTGCGCGGCCCATCCAATGCCCTCCGCCTCCACTCCTTGACCGACCCATCACGGAGCCAGTCCGCAACAGCCCGATCTTCGGCAGACGGGACGAACAGCATGGCCACCAATGATGGCATATGGCGAGCCGCGTCAACGTCGCGGACATGCCTCTCCTTCATCCATGCGGCGAGCTTCTTCTCAGCGACCCTCCTTGTTGCCTCCATGTTGCCGCGAATGCGGCTAGCATAAGGCATCTCCTTGCGCAGGTACGCCAACGCACTCATGCGGAACCGCGTGCGATTGGTGATGGCGCCCCGGCTGTGGCCCTCATTGATCTCAGTCATGACCCGGTCCACGTCCTCTGGGCGCGTCTCGCGATCACCACTGGCCAAGGCCACGGCCACTGCATCATACGTGACCGGTGGCTCGTCCGGCGCCGCGGGCTCAGGTACGCGTGGGAAGGTGCGCATGGCACCAAACCAACGCGGTTCCTCGCCCTCAACGAACGAACGCAGCGCCTCAACCTCAGCAGGGGCGGGGGAACCCACTGCCGAGCACACTTTCCGCACGGTTGCCCGTACGACCTCGCCGATAGCCCTAAGGCCCTGCCAGGACGGGAGGGGGGTCACTTGGGCCCCCCCCACGGATGACTC